ACCTTTAATTGCTTGAGGTGTTAAGAATTGTTTTCCCACACCAACTATTTTGTAATTTGTGTGTAATAAATTTTCATTATTTATTGTTTGATTTGTTTTTTGACTAACTCCTTTGAGGATGTTTTCCTCTTTTTTGGTTTTTTTATCTTTTTCTGTGATACTGGTAATTAGTTCTTTAAGGGTAACTTCTTCTTCCAGTATTGGTGGGTATATTTTAATTAGTGATTTAATCCCTACCATTTTTATACCATAGATATTGTCGGAGGAGTCACCACATATAGTTTTTGCAAGTCTTACATTAGTGTGTGGTATATACACACCATTTAATGGTACTTTTTCACCAGACTTAAAAAGTTTATTTAATGAAATTATATGTGTAGATACCTTAGTACCTATTAACTGTAGTAAGTCCCTATCGGAAGTAAGTATTATAATTTCTTCGTCTGGGGATTGGTTACAGTAATAAGCTATACAGTCATCAGCTTCACAATTATCAAAAGTAGCATGTCTAACGTATAGTTCTTCTAAATATTCTTGTGTACGGATTTTCTGTCTACTATATGAATCGAGTTCATCTGTAGATTTAGTTTTCAATCTTCTATTAAGTTTATATTCTGGATAAAATTCTATACGTGGTTTAATATTATCTTTTCCATCCCAAAAAACAACTATTTTACTTATAAAATATGCGTCTATATGTTTTCTCAGGGTGTTTAAAAAATGATATAAACCACCTATATGTTCATCACCATTATATAAATTTTTGATACCATGAAAGCCTGTGTTTAATAAGGAATTTCCATCCACTAACAAAGTACGGGTCACATTATTAATTTAAAGGGTTAAACAATTTTTACTGTACTACTTCTAACAATTCAATTTCAAAATTTAAATCTTCTCCAGCTAAAGGGTGGTTTAAGTCTAAATTGATTGCTTCCTCCTCAATCTTAACAATTTGTCCTTGTACAGGTCTACCTTGGTTGTCTTGTCCTTGAACAAACCCATTCATTTCAAATTGCATCTCTGGTGGAAATTCTTCTTTTTTAACTGTTATCACAGCTTCTGTTACATACTCACCATAAGCTTCTGGTGCTTTGATGTTGATTGTAGCTTTTTCCCCAACCCCTAAATCTTTAACCGCATCATTAAATCCTTTTAGTAAGTTACCATCATCAATGGCAAATTCTAAACCTTCTCCACGGTCTCTTGAGTTATCAAATTGTGAACCATCTTTTAATGTACCGATGTAGTGTACCTTTACTTTATCTCCTGTTTTTAATTTAGTCATTTTCTTTTTCTATTTTTAAGTCGAAATCACCACCAATACCTAATTGTTCAGACCAAAAGGTAGCGTTTTCTTGTTTATACTTTTCTATTGATTTTTTTTCTTCACTGGCTTCTCTCCCAGCAATAAAGCCATGAGGGGTTATTAGTATTTTACCATCCTCATAACCTAAACCATTAACATGATTCTTCATAATGGTTATTTTTGTTCTAGTAGCAAATTTTACTTTTCTTTTTTCTTTAACTGCGGTAATATTTGTTGTTCCACCATTTTTTTGATTTCCAAATCTAAATACCAAAGTAGAGTTTAACCATAATGATTCCCCTCCTTTTGCTTTAATTTTTGGTTGACCAAATGGGTTGTCTGGTAATTCTACCCATGGTTGGTTGACTACCACAAGTGTATTGGTGTATTTGGAGTCTTGTCTTCTAGATTTACCTATTCTTTGGTTTAGTCCCATACCTATTTTATCAGCTAGTGTGGCAGCGTTATGCATTTTACCACCCTTACCATCAAAGGTCATCTTACAGGGCACTGAACCAACAGAATCCCACAAAAATAACAAATCATATTCTAATTCACCTTTATCTTGTGCATCAAGTAATGTATTAATGTAGTCCGTAATTTCTTCTATATACTGAAAGTCATTATTAAATAGAAAAAATCCATCCCAATCTATTTCTCCAGTAGTTTTATCTACAACTTCTTCACAATCAAAACCTAAAAGTTTTGCGTGTTCAAACCCCCATTTTTGTTCTGTAATAATTAAAACAGGAAGAATTCCCTTTTTTTGTGCATCTACAGCAGCTTTTATTAAAGCGGTTGTCTTACCAGTATCCGAATGTCCTAAAAACATTTGTAAATGTCCCATGGCTGGCCCTGGTAAACCTGTAGCATCAAGGAAAGCTTTCCCTAAATCAAAAAATCTTTCTGGTTTAAAGTTAGCTTTCTTTGAGAACTTGTTTTTTAAATCGGAAAATGTTCTTTTTTTCAATGCCATATCTCCTAATTAAAATGGTAAATCTTCGTCTTGTGGGTCGTTTGCTTGTGGGTCACTACTACCTAAAGTTGTTGTTTGGGTTGTATTTTGTACCGCGTTAGGGTCATCATAAACATATTTCTTTAGTTCTGAGTCCCAAACTGGGTCTAGTCCTTTTGAAATCGCTTCTAAGTATTCCACTGGTTTTTGTGAATAAACATCTTTCCATGTTCTTTCATCTCCTGACCATTCTTTTACTTTATCAGCATCTTCTGATAATTTTCCAGGGTCTTCGTACATAACAGAAGATACTGTTGTATATTCACCTCTACCACCTGGTAATGGTACTGCCTGTAGAATTAAGATAAGGTCTCTTCCTTCATTAATATCTGTTACATCACCTTTATTTCTCCAGATTGGGATGATTTTGTCAATTGGTCCGTCACCTTTCCAATTATGTTTGAATCTCCAAAACTTAACACCGTCTTCTTCATTATCTCTATCCACAACTTTTACAATGTAGAATTTTTGTGAACGATAAGAACGTGCTAATTCTTTTGATTGTGCGTCACCAGCTAACCTTAAAGCTTCTTCAACTTCATTTAATGGACTTCTTTCACCGGATGGTTTTCCAGTTTCATCTTTTCCTGGGTCATAAAGTTTTTGCCACCTTCCCTGTACTTGTACATTGTGGAAAAATACTTCTTTAAATGGTGATGAACCATCTGTAGTAGGTACTATTCTGATTCTTTTTTCTCCTTGTTTTGTTCCTTTTGGTAACATAATAGAAAGATATTGTTTCATTCTTTCTTCTGATGTCATTTGTGGTTTTGTGGAACCACCACTTTGTTTGTTTTTCTCGTATTGAGCTAAAACTGCGTCTAGACTATTACTCATAAATTTTATTTTTTAAACATTATTAATTGATAAATATATGTCTAAAGATAGGAATATAATATTAGTATGTCAAATGTATTGGTGGGTAATTTTACTGTCCTTCCTCTTTTTCGTTAAAGCTTTTTTTAATGTCTGCTTCACTGTAGTTTTCTAGGTCGTCTTTTGTTAAAATATATTGTTTTTTACCTGTTTTATCAAACACATCTTCTTTATCGGTAAAAAAATCACTTAGTGTTTTATGGTAAGGTCCACTATCATGTTTCCTTAGTTCAATCTTTTCTTGTTGGGTCCTAGGTCTGTATTTTTCTAATTTATCTTCTAGGTTACTAATTTTTGCCACCATGTTATCCATCGAACTTAGGTGAGTTTCTAAATCTGAAAGTTTGTTCATTAAATCGTCTAAACTCTGGGTGTTTTTTTCTAAGATGTCTTTTTGTCCTTCTAACTCATCACTAACTTCATCTTGTTTGTCAACTAACGAAGTAACATCAACTTCTGTTGTATCTGTTGTGGTGTCAGTCATAACATCTTCAGTATCTTCACTATCAATGTCTACATCTAAGTCATCACCTTCCATATCAGTATCCAACTCAGCTTCCAAGTCATCACTTTCACCTTCCGGGTCTAATGGTATCTCTTCTGCATCAGGTACTTCTTGTTCTGCCATTTCCATACCAACTCTTTTAGCTAATCTCTCGACATGACTACCCATACCTAAACCACCACTACCAACCCCACCAATCATTTGTTCGTCCAAATTTTCAGTGTTGTGTTTGATTTGTTTAAATCTAGATAGTTCTTCTAATAATTTTTTTTCTAACTCCTTAGCCATTTAATAATTGTTTTAATTGTCCTGAAGGTGACTCCACTTGTACTTTTCTATTTACTCTAATACTATTTTCAACTCTTTCTATTAATCCGTCTCTACTTTTAATAGTATAACAAATTCCAGTATCTAAATCACATACTTGTTGTCCTTCTGAAGTTTGACCATTGTCTACAATGTTATCCGTATTTTTACCTAAAAAATTACCTAATTTTTGTTTTAATTGCTCTGTAATCATGATTTATTAGTTTATATATAAATATACGTTAAATCAATAATAGTCAATCTTTAATCTAGTTTAGACTATATATTGTTTCTTAATTGTTTATTTCCGTATTTATCGCTGGTATAAAAGCTGCGGGATTTAAATAGTGTTGTACCACTTTTCCATTTTTCATAACACCTCTAAGTAGTTCTATATGTAAATGTAATTCTTTAGATAACCCACTATTACCCATAATTCCTATCTTTTTACCATTAGGACCACAATCAGATTTTTGTACTGGGTCATCAATACTATAATTAGTATTACGTAAAAAACCATATCTTACAATGTAATAAGAGGTCTTATCTTCATCTGGATTATTAGTTATTATTAACTTGGTTTCTACCATATTACCGTACTCACCACAACCATCAGAAGTCTGTAAATTATTACACCCATCCACAGCCTTAGTTACTGTACCATGTAATATAGGGAAAATTGAGATTCCTTTCTTACTTATGCTTCTTTCGTATGATGTTTCTTTAGGTAGTATATCTATACCTAAATGTGTTTTTTCTGGGTCATAGTCCATTAAATAAAAATCTACATCAACACCACTACCAATAATATTATGAAATGTCACACCATCTTCATTAATAAAAGGACTATCTATAGTAGAAACTAAATCCACATATTTGTTACTTGTTGATGTCTTTTTCATTTGGGCCGGTGTAGCACTTAGATTATCAGCGTAGAGGTCTTGTGGTAATTGTTTTAGTCTAGTTTCTGCTGCTTTATATAAATTACTTTCTACCCTTTGTACCAGATTTTCTATGTTTGGTAATTCCGCTAATGGTTGTCTTACACCTTCAAATGTTGTTTCTATATTGTTAGGTCTTATCGAATGGGAAACATTTACAATAAAGTAAGGTCCATTGAACATTGGTAGATAATTAAGTTGGAAGTACTGAGTTGGTTGTATTGATACATTCCCCATACAGGTTATTGTAGCTGTATAACTCCTACTTGCGTAAACGTTGAATAGTGAGAGTGAGGCCATTGATGTACCTGCCCCTCCCCCAGAATCCGCCATTTCTTGTAAAATTCTATAACTCTCTGAGGTGTTTTGGTATTGTGATTGGTCTAGGGTTACCGATTCAAAAATATTTTGATTTTTTAAACCGAAGTCTACATTAAAAGCAACTACTTTATTAGCTCTTTCTTTGTTTGGTATTTCACTGGCAATTAAAGGGTTATTAGTTTCACTTCGTATGTTTAGTGCGTCATCAAAAAATCCATTATTTTCTGTCTTACTGTCTAGTTGTTGTGAAGAGTTTCCAACATACTGACATAGGAACGCAGGTCCTGATTTAAGGGTGTCTACTTCTTTGAAAGTCCCAAATAGTGCATTTCCTTGACGTTGTGTAACATCATTTTCAATATTAAAGAAATTAATATATGACGGTAGAGCAATATAGTTAAAGAAATTGTCTTTAAGAATACCACTTATATACCCATCAATACTTTGTGTTAGGGTTTTGGAGTTGCCGGTGTCAAATGGTGAATCTAGTTTTAATATATTCCAAATATTAATTATAGCTTCATCTCCAATATCTCTATTAGCGGTATCAAAGAATAGAAACTTTTCAAATAATGTCATATCATTTTCTATGGTTAGAGCAGCTATCCATCTGTCGTTCATTGTTTTAAAACTACGATATAGTTCTAATTTTAGTGGTTCTGCTTTAACCTTAGTTCTTTCATCGGTAATAGGTTCTTGTGTCTCACTATCTTGTTTTTTATTTTTTTGTATATTTTTTTGTACTTTTTTAACTAGTGTGTTAACATAGGTAACCTGGTTACCTTCTAACATTTCTAGTTTCGAGACTAAAGTATCTATAAAGTCTGTAGCTGATGGTGGGGTAACCGCTTTAACACACTGTGCGGCATATAATCTAAGAATCGGTGCGAACCCCCTAATATTTTCTCTGTTAAATTCTATACCTTCACCCTGGGGTCCTCTAGCCGTTTTAAAGAAGTTATAGATTGGGTTAAGGTCATTTAGTGATGTTAACGTATTAAACTGGACACTATTAGTTTCATTATAGTATTGTCCCACTTCTAATAACATATCTTGTGCTTCTAAAGGTAATGGTACCACAAAACTTGCTGGGGATATCGGCACAGGAGTAATACTATCAGCATAAGTCCCAAAATCATAACTATTAGCGATTGGTGAATCTGTGTTTTTATTTTGGTAATATAGTGCCATTAGTAACTGTGTGGCGGTGCTCCCATTATTAATTTCATTTAGGTTAGTGGTACTAGTGTGTTCGTATCTAACTTCTTGTGATAAGAAATTTTGTACTAATTTAAAGAATTTTAAGAATTGTGCATTTGCTAATTTATTAGGTGTTCTTAATGTTGCTGTATCAAAATTAGTTTCTTTTAACCAACTATCTTCAACAATACACAATTCTTTAATTATGTTTTTCATTGTACCACTATTAAATACAATTTCTGGTTCTAACCCAGAAAACTGTAAAAACATATCTTCAAATAAGTCTAATTCTTTTTTATTAAAGACCCCTCTTAGTTCTTGTATTGTTGAGTAGGTACTGGTCTCACTTAAATTCCAAGCCTGTTGTTGGTCTTGTCCAGGTAACACTTCTTTCAAATATTCATGCGGTTGTGGAAGATAAGGAGCTTTATTTTCAAAATATCCGTAATTAGATATACGCCAAATAAATCTACACCCACCATTATGAAGTGGGGTAACATTATTGAATACGTTAGTTGGATTGTATGTACTTGCGTCTGTTCTCCTTAATCCACCAGAAGATGGGTATAAAATATAATACCTAGATGGTGGTGCATCATCTTCAAAAGTAACTCCTAAATTTGCTCCTATATTCGCAGAATTAGCATAGACATCATAAAATTTTACTTTAGTACTGTCGTCAGAAGTAAATGATAATATAATATTTTCTTCTATATCTAAAGGTACTGATGGTAATATATTATTTAATACTTGACCCCCACCAATATTGGTGTAGTTATTAGAATCTGTAGTAATATAATTAATAGCGTCTATAACTTTAGGGTATACACCAACTTGTATAAAATTGTCCACACCTACTGATTGTTGGGATTGATATAGATATGGGTTCCCACCCATATTAAAGTTATATTGTGTAGTTAGAAGAAGTGTTACCTCATCATAAACATAGTTTGGTCCTCCTGCTCCCGCAATTGTAGTTACATTACCCAAATCATTCCAAACACTAGTTAGTGGGTCTATGGAGGTCGTGATATTTGTTTTATACCTCCACCAAACAGAACCTATACGTAATAAGAGTGCAATAGGTACTTTATGTAAAGCTGGCATCTGATTAAATAATTGTGATATATAATCCCCAAAACTAGTATCACTAGTACTTAGTGCTTTTTCTCTAAATGTAGGTAGTGGTAATGAGTTTAGAAAAATATATGCTGAAGCAGCGTATGGACTTGTGTTGGTTGGTGTGTTTCTTTCATAATCAACTCCTTGTAATATAGAATTTATAAAATATGGTGTGTTTAAAAGTGAGGTTAATCTAAGATTTAATGTATCACTCACATAAATTAGACCTTGTGCAGAAGCGGTGTCTGCTGCTGGAATAATAACTCCTTCAGTTACTACTGGTTTATGTGCCGCGTCTTCATAGAATTCATTAACTAGAATTTGGTTACTTAATTTATCTTTATCTATCATCCTATCCATTAAAGCGTCAAAAGTATATTTCCTTGCGTCATCTTCGTTCGCATAGACAAATTGTGTGTAGTACTTAGTGTCTTCTTTTTCTGTTAATAACCCAGTATATTGTACGTCATATTCTAGATTTTTAGTTATACTATAATAATCCGTCACATTTACTATACCCGCATAATTAGATTGAGTCCAGTTTCCTAGTATATTAGGGATTAAATCAAAAAATGAGTCAGATTTAGTGTATGTTAATATTTTATAACTTTCTTCAAAGTCTCCTGCTTTAACGGTGTATGGTTGGGGTGTTAATATTATATTGGATGGTTTTCCAGTATCGGGGGTCACAACCCCGTAATTACTATAAATATTAAATCTGTCCGGGTCAGCCTCTCGTAATATATCTATTATAGCGTCGAATCCATTATCAGTGGTAACGCCCGTGACACCAGTACCTAAATCTTTAAAAACATTTTTTGCTGATGTAGAACTTTTAATACTTTCATAAAGATTATTAGCGTCTAATTTAGCTATCTCATCTAAAGCGGGTTGTACATTAGTACTATTAATATTACTAGATGGTGGTGTATATCTAGTTTTAACACTACCCAAGTTTATAAATTCTTGTGCTCTATCTAATATCTCAAACCATAAATCTGTATCATCTAAAGAAGAATATGGTGTAGTGGTTGGTGGCCAATCTTTAACATCTATAGGTGTTATATTTTTAGTTATACCTCTATCACCTATCGGTGCTTGAAATTTAGTGTATTTGTAATTTGCTGTTTTAGCGTATTCTTCCACAAAATCTACCTCAGGCCAAACATTTTTATCTTTTGCTCCGGTTATTTCTTCAACTTCTTTTGCTCCCGGATAAGTAAGTTCGTATTTAGTTTCCCCATTTTCAGTTTGTTTACTTATATAGTATTGAGGCCAAGGAAACACTTCACCTAGTGTTTTTGGTTGTTCTACTTTTATACCCGTATTCGGGCTTACGTCATTAGATGATTTAGCTGCATTAATACGTTTTTCATTATTACTAACCGCCATAGCATCTATATGTACATTATTCATTAACCTTAAAAAGGTGTCTGCACCCCCTAGGATAATAGAAAATACATTTCTGATAGTTGGTTTAAAACCTAATTTATCTTCTAACGCTGTGTTAAGAATGGCACTCATATCTTTTGCCATAGTTTCCGCGTTCAACTCAAACCGTCTATCGGTTTCTCTCCACACAGGAGAAAATCTACCTGATTCATAAGACCCCTCAAAACAAAACCAAGGTGCAAATTCTTCTTTTAGTTTAACAGTTAGGGTTTTTGTTTTTACGGTACCCGCTATTTGGAGTGCACTGTAAAGATTATATCCTGATTTTAAAAACAAGGTTTTAACCGCGTATTTACCTGGATTATCTTCCGGTAATTGAGCCTTTGGGTTAAAGGTTGAGTTTTTATTTAATAGCTTTACGTATTTGTTAACTATGATATCTAGTGCTGTTCTTGCCTTTTCTGCTAATTCTTTTGCGGCATTGGGGTTGGTTCCATCCTTTACTGCTTTATTAGCTGTTGTTACACCTTTCAACGGATATACTAGAGTATCCACGGTTTTACCTGAAGTAGAGTTTGGGTCGTCTATCTGTATTCTTATATTTTTCTTTTCTCCTATGTCTAAGTAGGTCTCTTGCCATCCATTTGTCCCAAAGATTGCGTTCTTAAACCCTTTTAGTGTTTCTTTATATTCTAACTTGTCGGTGGTGGAAGCCATATTTGCTTCACCAAAAACCAGAGACATGTCATCATCTATCTCTTTTATTACATTTACTAATTCTAATATAGTATATGTGGGGAAATCTTGAGCTATTAACTTTTTTTTACGATAGATATCAAAAACTTCTTCTGTGGTTTGCCTACCTTTAGTTGATGTTACTTCTCCAGTGGTAGCATCAACTCTATTAGGATACATATATGGAGAAGTCATTGCCTGATGCATATTTATGTCCCTGAGTAAGGCTACGTGATTACCTATAAACTGACAGGTAATTAGGTAATCACCCGTACTAGGGTCAAATCTTGACACAAAACTTTCCAACATTAATTGAAACTTTACTGCTTTACCGTAATATCCTTTTAGTGTTAGAAAAAATAATGGGTATGGTAAGTGAAAAAATGCTGTGTATGGGGTGTTAGTTTTGGCTTGTTGGAATAGTGTCTGCCCTCTAACATCAGTAAAATTTATGGTTACTGTTGGTCTGTATGAAGCGTTAATTTTAACATCTATAGAGGTGATACCAAACCCTTGGAAATCCGTTTGGTTTTCAATCCTTCTGCTTATATTACCAGTATTTTTATCTTCAGATACTACTTGTTGGTTGACTTCTGGGTCTGTGAATGCCTCAGTCCAATCTGAATCCATAGAAGATTTCCCTTCTGGTTTAAGAAAATTTAATGTACCTTTAAATATTTCTACATTAACCTCACTTTCATTTCCTTCCCCAACTATTACTTTACTACGTGGTGAAATTTTTGCCGTAAGATTAGCATACATAACTAAATCTTCTGGTTCTACTAAACGTTCTTTTGCTTTACCAGTAGCAGGGTCAACAATAAAATTAGGGTCTACAACCATAACATTATTACCCACTTGGTAAGATAGTATATCTCCTGAATTTAGTTTATTTGCCATAATAGAGGAAGTGTGTATCTAATTTACTTTTATATTCCTCTAATGATTGCATTAATGGAAATGGTACCACTATTAGTGTCCCATCCGGAATATTCCATTCTTGGCCACCATAAGCTGGATTTGCTAACATAATTAACCAACTATAATATGGTGAATCATAAAATTGTTGGGATAATTTGTCCAGTCTGGTTTTACCCACCTTATAAACTATTTTTCTATCACTAAGTTTAGGGGTTAGTTTAATTCCGGGAACCATTATATAGTCACCATTTACCACAAATTCGTTATATCTATTATAATATGTCATATTAGTTAACTAATGTATAGTTGTTGCATTAACTTATAGTTAAATTTACCATCCTGAACTCCTGAATTTCTACTAATCAAACTATTTCTAACTAAAGTCTGTGCTGTATTTCCACTGTTTATCACATAACCTATTTTATAATCAGTATAATAATTATTTAGATTATCCTCTAGAATACTATATCCCCTATTTAAACCCCTTTCTATTCTACCACCAAATAAGTTACAATCATAATTTAACCAACCTTTTAACATAGTGTCAATTCTAGGTTGAAACATTAGTATTGTACTATATTTCAAACCTTTTATACCTTCACTATCTCTTTTAAATAAATTATCGTATAAATCACTTTTTCTATTTGTGGTTAATATTTCTAATTCTCTGGTGTAGTTTTGAGTAAAAGTAAAGGTTTTACTCTTATTTGTACACATTCTATTACTAAAAAATATGTATTCATTACCACCCACATAACCTTTACTAAAATTATTATTAATATAGTTAGTTACGAATGCATCCAGGTAACCACCACTAGTATTATAACTTGTAGTAAGATTATTTAGGGCTGTAACCGCTGTCAGTTGTAAAGCAACTACCCTACCACCACCTGGATTTATATATTGACCGTCATAACTATCAACTGTTATAAGATTTAATTTATCTATGGTATCGGTTAAAGATTTTTGTTGTTCTCTACAACTATTCACAATATTCATCACACTAGACATTGTTTTACCTAATTGGTCTTCTAGTGTACTATCTAATAAATTCTTAATATATTCTCTTTCTTCTTTTATTGGATTGCACTCATTTAATTTACTTTGTATGGTGGTGGTTTCAGCACTTATATTACTTTTTAAAGTAATGTAATAGGTATTTAATCTGTCTATTATATCTTTTGGTATCCCCACTAAATGTCTATTACCACTACCTAATGTACCAAAAGAAAAATTTCTACTAACCATAAATTCTTCCACTAACCCCATACTATTTTGGTAGTATAGGTCTTCTATCCTAGTTTTGGTGTCTAGTGAATAACTTTTAGTTCTATCTACAAATAGATTTAATAAATTTTTATAATTTAATTCTGCTGGCATATTTTATTTTTTAAGGTGTTGAGTTATTCCAGAAGTTCCAAAAACTACCACCTTCTTGTTCACCACTCACTTGGCCACCCTCTTCACCATCTTCTGAAGTACCACCTTCATTATTAGATGACTGATTTGCTTGTTGTGCCTCTAAACTGGTTATAATATCTTGTTCATTAGGTAATAGTGGTGTACCTTCAGTTTGGAAGGCTTTATTATCATACATTTCAGTATTACCAAAAAAGTTAAATGATAATGCGTTTTGTAATCTAGATACTGGTTCTTTAAGTCCTTGACCTCCGATAAATTTAAAGTTCATTGATACATTTGCTATCATTGGTTGTAAACCAATACCTTCTGGATTCATATCTAACACTAATGGGTCATAACTAAAACTCACAGAATCTATAGCTATTTTAGTGTGATAAAAATCACCAATCCTTAATACACATATCGGTGGTGCACCAAAAGCGGTATTATCAGCATCTACAATTTTTTTACCATCACTGGTAACTGTAGGTATTGTATTTCCTGGTCTTGTACATTGTAGTAAAAAAGTTAATCTACTATTAAGTCCTTCTGGTGTAGTCGAGTGGAAACTGGGGTGGAAATGTTGTAGTTCTCTTTTTAATGAGTTATATATAAACTCGTCTTCTTCTTGTAGGGTTTGGAAATAATTTTCTTCACCCAGTAATCTTGCTAGAATTTTAGTGGTATCCAAATTTCTACTAGGTTCTTCACTACTTTGAGAGTTTTGTATGGCTTGTTGGTCCGATGTTATCGTAGTTTGGGGATTCTCGTCAAAAAACCCAAAATCCGAGTTATTATTACCTGGTAGGTCATTTGTTGCTGTTCCCCCACTAGAAGTAACATCTATATCGTTTAAATTAAAAGTTCCTGTACTTCCTCCACCACCAAACGAAGCCGTACCACCTTCTGGGGGTACACCGGTCATTGGTGGTGTTGGTGTGGTTTCTTCAGATAATGTACCTTCTGGATTTGCGTTAAATTGTTCTGTTACTTCATTTTGTGCTGTAATTAAATCATCTAGTGAAACATTAGGAAATTTAGAAGCTAATTCGTAAATGTCATATTCCTTACATCCCGCAAAAAATGCGTGTAAAGTTTCATCCGCTTTCCAATCTGTAACATTTTTTAACGTGTTTTGTGCGATTTCATTTAATATGGAAGAATGGTCTACAACCATTTTCCAACCTAGAGTACCAATCCTTTCTGTGTAATTGTACGTATACACTGGTTCAGGTCTACCTAAAAAATTAACAGAATTCCACTGAGCTGAATTAGTATCACCAAAAGTTAAATCATATGGTGGAAACCACATAATCCTCCCACCATTAGGTCCTCTTTCAGATAAGGGTAGTTTTTGTAATTCTGACGTTCCTCTCCACGCTAAGTTTTCTAAAGAAAACATATATTTTTTTACATTTTTTTGTTTTACATTAGTATCTACATTTTCCCCCATTACTGGTGCAATATTAAGATTAAATGTGTTAGTTAAAACTGAATTCGTTTTTCCTAGGTGATTACCCTTATGTCTCACCATATTCTTAAACTTATAGTAGGGGTTGTCTTTGGTCCAACTCCTACAGTAACCATCCACGGTTGTCCCACCTAGAAATCCTTCACCAACACGTCTTACCCCAGAACCTTTTGGTATTTCTTTATACCCGTCATTAAATACTTTTGATGTCTGGTCTATGGCGTGTCCCGCGTGTTTTCGTCTAGCTCCACCCATTAATGGTGCAGAGTCTATTAATTTTTGTGTTTGAGCTAGTATTCCCCCTTTTCTTTTCGGTTTTCGGTGTGACCTACTTAATAACAGTCCTGGTGGTGCATTTAATGATGCTACAGATGTGGAACCGAACCATGTCCAACCACCATCTAACGTACCACCATCCGTATATGCTTCTCCTGCTAAACCAAATTTATAAAACTGCCATAAAGGACTACCATCTACTGTTTCCAATTCTTTTGCTACGGTAGATGGCCCATAAACTAAAGCTGCTACATTTCTACCAAATTCATCCTGTGGTACCGCTCCCATTGGACTTTGTATTCTACTGGGTTCGGAATTTTTTGACCCAACATAGTAATAAGCCCTAACAGCTTCTACCTCATTTGCTAAACGAACTCTAGTATAATCTGGACGAAATATGTTATATTGAAGGTTGTTGAATAACGCTGACTGTTGTTCCTTACCCATATATTCGATAAAAGCGTCACTTGGGTTTGGGTAAGCCATTGGACTTTTCGGTATCGCGTCACCACCTGTTAGAGAACTTACTATAGCACTTGCGGTAGCTTGGAAACTATCGAACGGGTCAGTTTCACTACCTTTTAATATTCCGTTATTCGCTAACTCGTTTATGTTTGGTACGAACGTCGAGTCGAAGTAATCACCTGGAATGGTAGAGTAACCAAAATATAAATTAGTGATTCTGGACATAAAGTCTGTACCTTCTAATTCTTTTTTTCCTGGACTACTACTAATATCATATTCCCACCCACCTTGTGGACCATCACTTTTTTGAGTTAGGTATTGTGCCTGTAGATGTGCTAAATTTCTCCTCAAATACCCACTAGATGTTCTCATTAATTCACTATCATCTAATATATTAGAATTCATAGTGTTTATCATGTTATCCGTAATATTAACTGTTTCTAATATTTCAGCTGGTGTGTATTGAGATGACACAAATGCTTGAGGTTGTAGTGTACTTGGTGATATATAATCTGTTTGTTTTCTGGGTAAAACTTTTTTAACGTCTACCAACAAAACGTCTTTATACCCACCTTGTGGACCATAACTATTATCTAAAAAAAGATTTGTTTGGGGGCCTTCACCTATTTCACTTACGGTTTTTTGGTCTATTATATGATAGTCAGATTGTGTTTCATAACTGAATTCACCAGGCATTTGAACACCGTAGGGTGGCGGTAATGGGTTTCCATCCGCTAAATAAGAACTTCTTAAATTTTTCCCTAACAAATGTTTCCTCAAAATCTCAGTACTTTTAATACTAATATTATAGTCACCTTGTCCGTATGGGTTTTGTATGTTACTATTTGTCTTTTGAGGCATTTATTATTGGTTTTTATTATAAATAGATTATAAAAATATTTTTATGATTGTAACATCATGTAAAAATCTTTGCTGGCCGCACTATTCCTATTGAATGCTCTTACTACATCTTCAGCGGAAACTGTACCTCTCCCACCTTGGGAATCTCTTATTGTTAGTTCACCTGTTATTTTGTGTTCTTTTACACCAGAATTCACTGTTTGGGTCATATTTGTTGTCATATTACTAACCTCATTTAGTAATTCAGTATTACCTCCCATACCACCTTGTAGTATAGCGTCTAACTCTGTACCACCTATTATTAAGTCCCCCTTGTTAAATCTTAGAGGTTCACTCATCCCAGGTCTTAATATAAAATCATTTGCGGGTGGCAAAACACTTTCCCAGTCCTTTGATGTGGTAGCCCCTAAACCAACAGAAGCATCCTTTACTAAACCTAGGGCCTCTTTACTTAATGTACCACCTAGATTACCGATTAACTTCGCTATCTCTTTTGTATCACCACCCATCATGGTCTCCATTTGTTCTTCCGTTAATAGATTCATTTTTCCTGCTGCGGTTTGTGAGAAGGCTTCTTCCAAAGCATCTCTCATGTCACCACCCATTGAGTCAACCATCATCCTTACCCCTGTATCAATTAAAGCTAAATACTGATTTGCTTTTTCTGCCACTGTCAATTGTTGTTTATAGATGTCAGTATCACTCATACCTTCTTTTCTTAACAACTCTAGTTGTTCATCAGTAACATCTGCGACATTGACTAATTCATCAACACCTGGTATTTTAACCTCCGCTGCCCCACCTTTCCCTATTTGAGCCATTGAAGCTATTAGTTCTTTATCTTCAGGACTAATACCTTCTGTAAACTCCATTTGTGATAAAACTGCTGATTCTCTTGCAGCTTTAGTAGCGGAGTCGGCTAGGTCTTGGTAATTCATACCCATCGCTTTTGCTTGGTCTCTTAACTGTCTTTGGGTTGCGGGTGCTATTACAAATTTATTTTTTGTTTCATCAAATGTTGCAGCTGCGGCCGCAGTATCAATAATGGCTGTTTGTAGACCTTCTAGGTCATTACTAGCCATATACATTAATTTAAATGGGTCGGTAAGGTCACTGGCCGCTCCACCAATCACTTGCATTTGTGCCGCAAATTCTATAGCCCCTTCTGGGTCTAGTAAATTTTCCGCCAGACCTGTAACATCCCCCATTTCAACACCTAATCTTTGAGCTCTAGCTACCATTCTTGATAGTCCTTGTACTCCGTTTTCGAATTGGTATGTGTTTATGAGTTTAATCTCACCTGAAACATTTTTTAAGAATGTTTCCATCACTACACCCATAGCCCTACCTGTTTTTAGTACGTCAGACATAGCGTTATTAGTGTCGTCAACACCACCTATAGCACTTTCCAAACTAAAGCCAATTCTATCAAATGCGTCTGCGAATGCAGCTCCGTCAAAACCTTCTAAAGTTTTAGTTAAAAGAGCAACCCTTGTTGTTACTTCAGGTGGTATACGTAAATTCCTACCAATCTCTAGGGATATGGCTTTAAATGTTTCGAATAACTGGTCTACTGTGAGTCCCCACTGATATGATGATTTTCCAGCCTCATTTAATTCGTCTATGGTATCGAATAACTGTTCATTAGTCATCCCTAAAGACTGAGAAATACCTATTCTAAGGGTATCTTCTAAAGCTAACATATCTAATATGAACCCCATATTTTCTTTTATGTCAGCAGTGCTTAGTGCACCACCCTTTAAAAGTTCACCTAACTTATTAACTTCCCCAACAGACAAACCTTCTCTAGAGACCCTTTGTTTTTGTGCTTCTTCAAATAAACCTAAAGTACCAGACCCATAATTACCACCCTTATAAGAACTTTTACCCCCATCTTTTACACCCTTTTCATAAGCTTCTTTAACCGCTTTATCAATTGCATCCTGTGTTGCTTTGTCTACAAATGATGGTATGGGATTATCTATACCCAACAATTTAGCTAACTTTAGTGATGTTGGGTTACCTTTCTTACCCATTTTTTTAATGGATTTTATACGGGATTGTCGATTAGGTTCGTCTTTATAGTTAAAAACCCCTATAGGCACACCTAATTCGGGGTGAAAAGCTAAATAAGGTTTAGCTCCAGATAAAATCCCCTCAATAAATAATTGTTTAAGAAAGTTCAACATAGTTTTTATTTAACTATAAATAGTTAATATGATGATTTCGATTTGTTTTTTGCTTGTTCGTAAGACTCTTTCTTTTTATTGAATTCTTCTACTAGTGTATTTATGTAGAATCTTCTTTCAAATGTAGGCATGTATAGAAGGTCTCTCCATGGTATATGGAGGTGTCTCATCAAATAATAAAACTCTTGCAATAGGGCATTCCTATAGCCCGTAGAAAGGACGAAAAAACTCAACACCCAATGAAATTCTTACTTTCATTTCTTCTCCTGATGGTGTTGTTGTTGGTATGTTAAGGTCTAGTCCTGGTGTATTCTCTCTAATAACTTTTCTAATACTTTGAGAATCTTTTATAGGCATAGTTTGTATCATTTGAGATATAGTCATAGGGTCCCTTACTCCGTCTATTTCTGTAACCATTCTCTCTAATTGTTTAGTCATGTAAGGATTGATTGGGTCGTTCTTATATCTTTTATCTATTTCTTGTAGATATAGTTCGTCCGCTGGTGATAAAAATTTTAATTTTATTTTTTTCTTTGATTGTTCTAACAAATACTCAAACTCGTTTTTTTCATCAACCACCACATTGCTCTCTTTTAGTTTTAAAACGGACAAATCAAGTGTTGTTTCAAACTCTTTTTTAGTTTTAGGGTCGGTCAAGGTCACAGTATAGTCTGAACCAAAAGCTGTGTTTCTTAAAAATATAAGGACCGCTTCTTTATCACAATCCGGCATATCACTAACTACAATATCTTTGTCTAATATTTTTTTAGTTAGTAAGGACTCTACTAGAGTTCCCGCTTGTTGTACTGCGGGGGAAGCTAGTAAATTTTCATCTGATGCGTTTAAGTAGGTAACTTTAAGTGTTTTCTTTTTATTGGTGTAGAATAGCCCCTGTGATGGTAAAGTTACCACGTCATAAGGTAAAATCGTTTCTTCCGGATTTGGTATTTGTTCTTGCATAGCTTATAATTTAATATATATATTATATTTGTAAATATATTTTTAGTTTTTATTATTTTAAATAGGTTGCGCTATAAGCTTGGTATAATGTATTGATAAAGTCAAGTAATTTGCAATAAAAAAGCCCTTGGTTAGGGCTTTTTAAAATATATTTGTTTTAGTTTAGTAAACTAATATACATCTATCCGGTCTTAGTGTTGCTGAAATTGTAGCTAACCCATCATCACTATAACCTAAACTATCGAAATTAACGTCTGTTAAGAACGTACCCTGCATTATCCACTTTTCTACCACAACACCTGTCGGGTCTAACATTTCTAAGTCTATATTCTTTTTATAACCAGCTGCGTACCCCATTCTACCAGTTACCGATTCAGAATGTAATCTTACCCACTCCATTAGAGCTTGTGCTGCTGATGGACCTATTGGGTCCCTGAAGGTTACATTTATCGTGTTCCACGTAAATCTACCTGCTACGTAAGTAGATGTGTTTAAAAATGGTACCTCTACTGAATTTATGGTTATTTGTGGTCTCGACGTACTCTCCACATACCATTCATTTATGCCTAAAGAAGAATCAAATCTTAATATAAACCTATTTTTTCTTTTAGGTTCATAAGGTATAGGCATTTTCATTAATAAATCGGCCATGTTTTTATTTTTTTAATTTATTTATTTTTTTATATATCTATAAATATAACGGTAATGAAAAAAATGTTACATTACACTTGTTTTAATACTATTTTATTCATACCACCTTCTGAAGTATCGTAAACAATAAAGTCTACCTCTGGAAATTCTACTTGTAATACCTCCTGTATAAAATCTACTATCGCATTTATATTACCCAAATCATCGTCACTAAATCCCACAGATAGTTTATTATAATCAGTATTCACCATTTCTCCCACTTTTGTAACTATTTTTGTTACATAATCTCGTAAAGCTATTTTTTTATTTTCTTCGGGATTAACCGCAGACCCACTCTCTAAACCAAATTTATCGGTAAATCTTTCTGATGTTACTGGGTGATAGTCATGTGAATCTAAATAAGTTTTTATTACAACATCTAAATCTTCACCATCTAATTCAGGGTATATCTGTTGTATATTGTCTATCATTCTTCCTAGTTCTTCTTCACTAAACGTTTCAGATATGACAATGTCCATACCTTTTCTTATGGTTTGGGGGTCGTGCCCTCTAGCTGTTATAATCGATATTGGATTTGCGTAAATAAGAGCTTCTTTAAATTTTTCAAATGAGGGAGCGAAAGACTTAGTCTCTAAGGCTTTTTTTAAGTCACCCAAAAAAGCATCCTCTTCTATAAAATTATCAAATGCCCCATCATCTAATTTATAATTTTCATCATTCCTTAAATTAGCGAACTCCTCAGTACTAACCTCAATTTTTTCCCAACCAGAATCACCTTTCTTTAACATTTTAATTTTAGTTGGCATTCTCATAATATTATCATCCCAATCAAAAGAATAAGCCCTTATAGAGTTATTAGGTCCATCTTCATTTAATAAAGTAGATATTTTTTTAAGTTGTTTTTCCGTTATAATAATATTAGTACTCATATAATATAAATACAAATTAATTTTGTTTATTCATTTATTTTATTTATCTTTGTAGTATGAAAAATATATACAAACTATTACTACTTATACTTTTGTGTTCTTGTGAAAAAGAATACCCACTTATAGAATGTGAAAATACCCAACCAACTACACAAGAACCAACCACATACGTTGAGGTTAGTTATCTAGAAGGTGACTGGTTACTAATAGACGGGGATATGTTTATGGTAAATTTAGACCTAGATATTGAGGAAGAAATTTTTCACTTTGGTTCAGGTATGACCAGTAGTCTTAGATACCCAAACCCCTATTATGACTTTGAGGTTATTACAAGGTATCAGACTATTTGGAGTTTTATATTCCCTCTTCAGGTACCTGGTTTTGGGTCATTTGTATTGAATAACGACACTTTATCCCCTTATGGTCTAAATGTAACAGATAATTATATTACTGTCTTAGAACCTTTGGTTGGAGGTCAACAATTAATGGGCGGTTCATCTAGACCTTTAGTTATAGAAAGAATGGATGTAGTTAATGGTATTATTGATGTTTTGGTACAAGAGTCTTATGACACTATAGATGGTTATAATTACCGTTATTACAGTGTGTTAACCTTTAGAAAAGTAAGTTAGTTTGTAACTTTGACAACGACAAGTCGTATATATTAATAGAAGTTTAATTTAAAAAAATAAAAAATTATGTTAGAATACATCATATCTTATCTAATTGTTTCACAAATACTAATGTTTGTGTTTTTGTTAATTAATGAAAAAGACATTTATAGTAGTTATGTGTCGTTTGAGTCTAAACGAGGTGATGAACCGACCAATAAATGGTACACATTCTACATTATCACACACATTATTAAAGCTCCGATACTAGCCCCAATGATATTAATTTTAATATTATTAAATGGTGGGAAATTAGTTAACTAAAAAAGGTCCTTTCGGACCTTTTATGTTTTCATAATAATCTAATTTTATTATTTTTTTCCCTTAACAACTTTTTCTATAAGTTTTACCAATTGAGATTCTGTCAATGATAGAGTCTTTTTACCTTTTTTAGATTCCATTACATTATCTTCTTCCTCATGTGTAACATCTTCCTCTTCGATATCACCCTCTTCAACATCTTCCTTTTCTAGTAAATCTTTATATTTGGCTGTAGGAGTGTTCATCATTCCTAAATTTTGTGCGTTACCGTTACTTAAATTTTCTTTTACTAATTTTTCTATTAAATCTATTAAATCAGATTCTTTTAACTGTATTTTTTTCATTTTTAAATTTTTGAGATTGGTTTTATTATTTGTTTCATCTTTTTGATGTCTTCTTGAATCAGTTTTTCTTTTTCCTCTTTTGACTCTTCGATATTTTTAGAGTCATGGATATGGTCATAATGCATATCGTCTTCTAAATCCTCGATATGGTCTTCACTAGCACCGTCATGTTTTAAATCATAAAGTTCTTTATCGTCATGACCTTCATCCCTACCATAATTCATAGCTTCGTCATGACCTGAATCTTCCTTCATATCTTTTGCAGCTTTCTTCATAGATTCTTCCTTATCACCATCCTTATCAAGGTCTAAGAAATCAGGTTTTGCGTCTTCTGTAAACTCTAAAGGTGCTGAATAAGCTCCTGCTGATGACGCTCCAGTACCCTCCTCCATCTCTTCATGATGCATCTCATCCAACTCTGGATAAGGAAGTGGGTCTCTTAATGAATCAGGGTCTGCCATACTTCTTTGGTCTCTACCTGAAGCAATTGCGTCAGCTGTAATAGTCATAAAGTTACCTAATTTAGTAATAGAGTTAGCTAATTTTTTTCTAGTATCACTATCTTTAATCATGTCATAGGCTTTCTTTATACCGTTAATAACATTTTCTATACCTTCACCAGCCGCAACTCCAGGATTGTAACCCCCTGTATTAAAACCTTCACCAATTAAATCATCAGAATATTCATCAACATTTAACTTTATACCTTCATTAGTTATAGACTCTCTAATTAATTTATATGATTCTCTTATTAAAACATTTATTTCATCATTGTTTTCTTCATTAAGAGAAGTCATTAACCTTTCAAACTGGTCTTCGGATAAAACAACATGCTGTTTCTTACCTTCAGTAAAAACTTTTTTACCAGCCTGTTTATGATTAAGACTCTCTACTACTATTTTTTTATTAAATTTCATATCAATTTAGTTATTATAAATTTTATATATCCTCAAACGATGCTCCTGTAGGAGTAATTAAGAATTCAACAAATATATACTCTAAAGCTCTGGTTGGTTTAATGTAAATTTTACCATTCATTTCATTCCTATCAATCTCTTGTGGGTCGTTAGAAAGTACCACTCTAAAGTCTGTTAAACCTCTATCTCTTCTAATAGAATCTAGGATTGGGTTTACTAAATCTAAGAATTGTTGTCTAACTATTTCATCGTTTTGTTCGAATATTAATCTTACTGCTACTGCTGAAATTAATTTTCTAGTCTGTAACAATAATCTTCTAACATTAATTCTATCTAAAGCAGACTCTCTTACCTGTAATGTTTTATTACCCCAAATAATTGGTCCCGTATCACTAAATGTTGCTATTGGATTTAATCTACCAACATATAACGTATCTCTTTCATCTAAAGTTAGTTTCTTTCTTGCTTTAGTAGCGTTCACTAACCCTCTAGTGTAACCTGCCGATGCAAACCAAGGGAAAGATATATTATCAGTTAAAGCTATATTTCTCATAACTTCTGAAGTTGGTGGTATGTATATTTGTTTATTATTTGCTGCGTCTCTTATTTGTATCCAAGGATAGTATGTAGCGGTGTAATTAGAATCTATTAATGAATCTTCTAAATTATCTACAGCTTCATCTGGTGAAACAGCGTTAGTACTAACAGTTGTGTTTGGTACAAACATATTATAATCTGGTGTTGTTACCACATATAAAGAATCGGCTCTATCTGTTTCTACCATATCGATAGCTTCATTCACCAACCCTAAATTATCTACATAGTCAATACCAGGTGTAGCGAAAACATTAATATCTACTGATTCTGGGTTTGAGTATTCATTTATACCTCTAAGGTATGCAAAATAATCTGTATTAGCTTCAGTTGTATTTAATTTCTTAAATGACCCGTCTCCTTTTGCTGTTGGGAATTCGGTACTTACACAAGCTCCATTTAGGTAACCAGTTAATCCTAATCTATAATCATCTGTATTAGTTCTAGTTTTTCTATAGATATCCCACCCATCGAATCCACCATGAGGTGCTACTGTAAATTTACGAGCTCTTAATTTTTTATATGGGTCAGTACTTAATGTTGGTTCTTTACTAAATGAAGTTACTCCACACTCAAATACTGGCTTACCATTTAATGATGTTCCTGACCAATTAACATATGTACCTGAACCACCCACTACAACTGTAGCTCCAGAATCCATATGGAATCCTTGTGTGATTACACTCCATTCACCACCTGCAGTTGCTGTACACACATTAGATGGTACTACATATCCTTTATGGTCAAAGAAATCTGGGTCATATCCAGCACCCATACTATCAGAAATACCTAGATACACTTTACTTACTTTATCACCACCACTAATAGTAGCGTTGTTTACTGTACCCGTACCAAATGGTGGGTCGTATACAACTTCACCAGGTGTATAGTACTTAGTTTTATATACTAATCTAGGATTTATAGGACAATTTCCATAACTTCTAAACCTATACCCTTCAAACCCACAAGGTAATGAACCTGCGTAAATTCCGTCTAAAACACCTTCACCTAAGAATAACATTGTGTATCTAGACTTTAATTCAAACTCACCTGTTGACGTTCCTATTTTTCTACCTATAAAAGATACTTTGGTTGGGTCTAGGCTACATCTAGTGTATTTTTCTAAAACTACTGGATTAGCGTCTGTATCGTAAAAATCTCTAATTACCACATCAAATTCACCTCTCTCAAAAGACAGGTTAATTAATGATACTTTATATTCTCTATTAGCTGTCGTACCATCAGAAATAGAAACGAACTTAAATAATCTAAATACGTCCGAACCTTGTAATTCTGAAACTACATATGGTGTTTCTGGTGTTAACCACTCATGCATGTACCACGCTATTGTATTTGTATTTGTTACCGCTCTTGCTGATGGTAAGTAAGTTAAACAACATTGTAATCCTCTAACCTTACCTTTTCTCCAACTATCTTTTAGTAGTGTTGGGTACGATTCTTCAACAAATAAAGGTACATCTACTGCTTGTTTATCAAATGGTGTTACACCAAATACACTTGAAGCGTAATCTTTAGAGGTTACATTCATAGATGTTTTAAATGAGTAATTTCTTCCCGCTGTAGTTTGTGCATTAATACCAAATGAAGCGAATGGGTCTTCTAATACTCTCTCATATGTACCACCAGAACAATCAAAACTTACCGTATTTGCGGTTACCTCATAAAGAGGACCACCACTCTTTTTAGTACTTAGTCCACGTGACCTCAAAGTTAAGACTACCATACCATCATAATCTTCATATGGTTTTACATTACCCCAGTCTACATAATCCACAGCACAATATCCAGAGAATACTGTAAATGCTGTACCACCAATACTTGTAGTACCGGTTGAAATTTGTTGACAGGAACCTGTGGTTGCTGTTGTTGCGTATAATTGATAGGATACCCCACTATAAGTGGTACCACTACAACACTGACTACTACCTGTATAATCAAATAACCCGTAGTACCACGCGTCGTTTTCATAATCAAGAGGTCCTTTTAATGCTGTATCACTATCCACACCTAATCTATTATATAGTGTTGTTGAACTTGTTGCTGATAGTGAATTTGTTGTTGTTGCTGTAGCTAAATTTGTATATTCAATCGGAAGAACACCGTATTGGTATATCGCTCCACCGTAGAATGGTGTCGTAGCGGACACTAAATTACTAGGGTTTGACCCCGTACATGAACTATATGTTGCTCCTGTAGCCAGATACTTACCAGTACCTACATCCGCAGAACCTAAATCACTAGCTATACCATAAATTGCCGTAGCCCAAGAAAGTAGGTCAGCTTTTAATGTTGTGGAAGTACCGTTAGTTAAATAAATTGTCTCCTCCCAATCCAATAATGGGTTTGTTGCATTAGCATTACCAAAGTGAGGTTTTATAGAGTTTGGTAGTGTACTAATAAAATCGGTACTTAGACCTGCGTTCGAGAACATCTCAGAACCCACTGTCACATTTGACCCCGTTAAAGGTATATAGAATGGTAATCTAGTCGTACCTGAAGTATAAGCTGTTGTAGCACCCGTAAATGTAGATGGGTCTAAACTACCTATAGTTTGTACTGACCACGATGGACCTGCATCATAACCACTCAATCCTAATACTCTTGTTACAAATAGTTGATTTGATTGACTTAGGTATGATTTCGCAATATACCCTAATTCGTATTTAGGTATTTGTGAATCTACGTAAGTAGTGGGTGATGTACCCCCAAATCTTGTTGTAAAATCGTCATAATTTTGTATAAATATAGGTTCAAAAGCTGGTCCCTTTAAGGCCTCCCCAACCAAACCTAATGTAGTAACACCAACACTTTGTGCTACAAATGTTAAATCTTTCTCAGATGTGTATACACCAGGAGAAACAAAAACTCTATTACCGTCTGCCATGTTTTATAATTTTTAAAATATTTTATTTACTTTTATTATAAATACAATCCGTAATCACAAAAGTTATAGTATAAAAGAGTATATTTTAAGTAAAGTAGGTATTTTTTCATACTTTTTTCATACTATAAGATAGTTATAGGAAAAATACCCGTTATAATGTCTTCAGAACGTAAAAAGGAAAAAATTAAAAACTTAAAAATAAGTATCGAAGCACATACTTTACTAAAAACTTATTGTAAAGATAGGGGGTTAAAAATGTTCTCTTTTGTAGAAAAGCTAATAGCCGAAAAGTGTAAAATAAAAAAAGATATTTACGGTGAATCGTAAGGGTTAACGTACCAAGGTTTCCAGTAGAGTTAATGTAGATGCTTTTCCTACTGAAGATTTGGTTATGGTTATGGACACGTTATCTCCCGGATTAACCAACACTGGTGGGGTAAGTGTTTTACCATTTATAGAAAATGTGGTGGTGTTAATATTTTTTGTTCTAGATATAGTAATGTTATTTTTATATTCATACAATATATTAGTAGAAGTTTGATTCTCTTTAAATTGAATTCTGTTAGTCACTTTATCAACCACCTTCTCACCCAATGTTTTAGGTTCCCTTTCTCTATTATTTTCATCAAAACCAAACATAACTAAACTCCTACTAATTGCCGGTTTAACTTCAAACTCTTCTTCGTCCAATAAAAAGCCCTGTAGTTGGAATTGGTAACTCTGTTGGTAGTATCTTCTTTCTTCGGTATCTATTTTACTTTCGTCCCCTATGGAATTCATTACTATAGGGATGTAATGACCTTTTACAAAAGTGTAAGCCTGTCTAGAGGTGAACTTCTGTAGGACCACCCTATTAAATTGATTTAACTCTCTCATTCTATTACATATTATTTTAACATCATATGTAATGTCTACTGGTACGGGTTGTGGTATCGTATATATATCGTAACCTTTCCTATTACCGTCCCAAGTAGGAACTTTTGCATAGTGGAATTGTTTTCTATCGGGAATAGTGTATTGTAGTGCTGGGTTACTACCGTATTGGACCTCTGGATTTCTAACTACAACTATAAATGGTAGTTGTACATTTTTATCTTTTGTAGAAAATTTCCAAGTCTGACCCACTTCTGCCCATCTTTGTAGGGTTAGTATTTTATCTATTAAATTTATTTTCTCACCATTAACACTTGTTTTTAATTCTTTAGATACAAACTCTAACATACCTTTGTCTAGGTCGGCATGGAGGATAGATTTTGGTAGGAACGTTCCGTCATCGTTGATGAGATTCGCTAACTCCCTTCTACGATTAGGTACTGTTATACCATTATAACCAGTAGGATAATGTTCCTGAATAGGTCCAGGATTAATATTTAATGTCTTTTTAACTTTTTTAGGTAATGCCATTATACTCCATTAAATTCATTAGGACTAACATAAGAACATGTTATTGTTCTGTAAAAAGCCTTATACCCACCTATAGTGTGTGCATTATCTGAGGTTACCCTACCATCATTAGTGACAGTATAATACCTCATCTTATCTTCAGTTTCTGGATAACCAATGTAGTCACCATAATTAACATCTATGTCTAGTTCATTTAAATGTTTAATGTAAACCCCTAAAGTCATATTTCCAGGTTCTAAATCTTTAACTAAACCATTAGCATAACTATCAAGTTTGGGTTGGTCTATTTTAACATAAGCTTTAAATTCTACTGGAGCCTTAAACCTAATTTCTTCAGGACCAGACTCACCATATACATCATCAACATCTGAAAGTTTTTGGTCCACCCTAAATAATACTAAAGTAAAATGCATATCACCATGTAACCACTCCATCCCAATGTCTTGTTCTAGTTGGAAGTCTTCGGAACCAAAGAATTTAGATATTCTTGTAATAGGTATTTTTTTCGCCATATTAGTTTATCCTTTTATTATAAATACAATTTGTCTTTCTTTTCTCTTTTTATTATATTTTTAATATGGAAAATTTCCCACCAGAAATTAAAGCTAAGAATTCTTTAGTGAATTATGATGGGGCCAACAACTATATAATAGGCCTACAGAATAATATGCGCAATAGTAAAACCTTTACATTAACTCGTTCACAATCAGACTATATTAATAAAAATTATGATAAGAAACCTAAGGTAGTAAGATTATGGATGGAGATAGATGATTATTTATCTAAAGAATATATGTCTACAAAATTTTTACAGTCTCCCCCTAAGTCTATTTGGATTGAAAAATTACTATCTGAGACAGATAAGGCTTACCATATTTGGGGCAAAGTATTGGATTCTCACCCCTTAAACTCTTTTTGGGTACCTAAAAACCAGATAATCCCTAGAGAAAGTCCCGACTTAGTTGTCGACTTCAAAGAGTTTTCTCATCGACCACCCTTTGAGCACCAAGAAATTGCAATAACCAAATTAGTCTCGAATAAAAAATATATTTTAGCTGATGATATGGGTTTAGGTAAAACTAGTTCTGCTATTATGGCAAGTATAAGTTGTAAATCAAAAAAAGTATTAATTATTTGTCCCGCTTCTTTAAAGGTTAACTGGAAGAGGGAAATAGAAAATTATACTGATGCTACTGTAGGTATTGTAGAAGGTAAAAAATGGGTAGATGGTAAATATGTGATTATAAACTACGACATTCTTAAAAACTTTCACTCATTACCTAAAGACAAGGAAAAGAAAAAACAAATTCTGGACTCTGAATTTGATTTGGTCATAATAGATGAGGCACACTATGTTTCTAATGGCAAAGCTCAAAGAACCAAACTAGTCAATAACTTAACTTCTAAAATAGATAGGTTATGGTTATTATCTGGTACCCCAATGACCTCTAGACCTATGAATTACTATAATTTATTAAAGTTAGTTGGTTCTAGAGTTGCGAGTAACTGGATTAATTACGTGAGGAGGTATTGTGATGGTAAACAAATATTTAGAGGTTATAGAAAAATATGGTTAACTTTTGGGGCTACTAATTTGGAGGAATTACGTGACAAAACTAACGATAAGGTTTTACGTAGATTAAAAGAAGATGTTTTAGATTTACCTGATAAGATTATTACCCCGATTCACATGGAACTAAAATCTAAAAGATATGAAGAAGAAATGGGTGATTATCTTGATTGGAGGAGACAAAATAGAAATAGAGGTCTTTCCATCCAACTATCTAAATTAATGAAAGTTAGACAAATAATAGCTATAGAAAAGGTTAAAGAAACCACCCAACTAATAGAACAATGTTTACAACAAGATAAAAAAGTTATTGTGTTTACTAATTTTACGGAACCATTAATGACCATCCATGAAAAATATAAAAAAGAATCTGTAATACTTAATGGTACAATGAAAAAAGAAGATAGACAAGAAAGTGTGGATAGATTTCAAAACGACGATAAAGTAAAAGTTTTTATAGGGAATGTCAAAGCAGCGGGGGTAGGCATAACCTTAACTGCGGCTGAGGTTGTAATTTTTAATGACCTATCATTTGTACCATCTGACATGTCCCAATGTGAAGACCGTGCATTTAGAATAGGTCAAGATAAAAAAGTATCTTGTATGTACCCTATATATGACAATACAATAGAAAGAACCATATATGAATTAGTAAATAAAAAGAAATCAGTTATAGATACTGTTATGGGAGACAATATTAATGAAGAGGACATACTAGGAGAAATTTTATCCGGGTTGTAAAAACAGACTTTTCCTTATATTTATATAGAAACAATTGTCATGAATAAAAAAGAATTTACTAAAAAACAACTTAAAAAACAGTTAACTGTCTTAACGGAAGAAACAGTTAATCCTGATATTAAATCAGAACTAAGAAAAGCTTTTAAAGCTTTAAAAACACTTAAATCTATGTTAGTTGGTCATAAGTCTGGTGACGATACTTTAAGTTTTAGTGATTTAAAGAAAATTAAAACCGCTGCTCGTAATATTGAGGATATCTATGAGGATATGGTTGATGAGGAACTAACTAAAAAAGAAAAGGACCAGGAAAAAGACGTGGAGAAAAAGAACGAACAGTCTGAAGGTCACGGAAAAATGTATAACGCTTTACAAGGGATGAGAGAAGAAAAAGTAATCAAAATAAATGAATCTACATTAAAAAGAATTATAGAAAGAGTAATAACAGAAAATGATGATTGGATGCAATCTGCTGAAGAAGATATAGAAAAAAGAGGGACCAAAGGAGTGTTTCACGAGTGGTGTGACAAACAAGGGTTTGATGGTGGATGTGATAAAAAGTGTTGGGATGCTGCTATTGAAGCAGGTGGAGTTTGGATTAAACGAGCTGGCCTAGCAAAAGCATTTTGTGAATCTAGATAAATTATAACTATAATATATACGTATTATATTGATTAAGGCCTTAGGGCCTTTTTTAATGCCAACTTCCAAGTATTTATATATAAAGGATATATTATGCCAACAACAATAGACCCAATAAAAAGAACAAAATTATTCACACAAATTCGTCACATGTTAGGTGCCCCATTAAGGGGTGTTGAACTGGAAGACGAAATGTTAGATACAGCTTTAGAAATTGCTATACTTGATTATGGTCAATATGTACAAGATTGGTTAATTGAGAATCAATGGTCTTCATTGTATGGTCAGGATATGGATGTTATTTCTCTTACAAATGCATTTTTAACAAGGGATTTAGATTTTGAAACATCTTTTACTTATGCGTATTCTAAAATAGTGGGCTTACAAGCCGGGGGCCCTTACCAACTTAAACAAGACTACGTTACTCTTTCAGCTAACACACAAATTTATGAAATTCCAGCGGGAAGAGAAATTAACGAAATTTTATGGTTTTCACGTGCAGAACTTAATGAATCATTTATCGACCCATTTTTAGGTGCCTTTGGTGGAATGGGTGGTGGAATGGGTATGGGTGGTGGTGCACAAGTAGGTATACAAGGGTCTTATTTCTTAATGCCTGCTTTTGATGTACTTCTTAGAATGCAAGACAGAAACTTAAAAAATCGTATGATTGGTGGGGACTTAACCTATAGAATAACTGCGGGTGCAGGTGGAGTGCATGGGGTTAAGTATTTACACCTATATAATGTTCCTGGTGGTAGATTTGATTTTGGTAATATAATGAATAATGAGCAAAGGGTATGGTATTGGTACTACGATTCAGGTCCTGAATGCAGAAACGATTGTTTGGACGCAAATAAAGATATTATTCTCCTACCTAGTGATGTGGATTTGGAAGAATTGACCTACACAGCACTTAACCCACCGGCTCAGTCTTGGGTTAGACGATACTTTTTTGCTAAAGCTAAAGAAATATTAGGAAGAGTGAGAGGTAAATTTCAAGGGAACCTCAAAACACCTGACTCAGAAGTTACAATGGAATATGCCGACTTACTTAGTGAATCTAAAGATGAGGTAGCAAAACTTATAGAAGAGTTGATGAATAGGTTAGAAAGATTAAGAAATGATAAAATGTTAGAGAGAAAAGCTTTAGAAGCTGAAAATTTAAATAAATCTTTGGGTTATAGACCTATGAATCCAGGGTCAATATTTGTGGTTTAATTATGGGATTTTTTACAAAAGTAGATTACGGTAGACAATTAAAACAACATTCTGGCAATACAGTATTATTTTCTGGTGCCACAGAAATGGGTCAAAGTTTGAATGTGGGTTCTGGCTTAACTGTTGGTCAATCCATAAGTGGTGCTGGGGAATTTTTTAGTTATGCCGACTATACCTGGTCAGCTTTAACTACATGTGTTGCGTGTAGTGGGTGTTCTACAGCTAATACTTTTGTGGTTGGTTCTTTTTCGTCTACATCGGCTACTTGTACGGTTACTGTGACTAGTTTTTCTGGGGTGACTGGTATGTCACCGGTACTAGCTATAGGTAAGGCCCCAACATACCCACTAAGTGGTGGTAGTACAACCCCTGGTATCAAAGCAAGTAGTCTACAAATACACAAATTAGGTTTGTTACCTGTAGCTGCGGTACCAATGGACTTAGGTTTAGATAATGATGGAAATGTAGTTAGGGGACCTTCATCATCTCGAAGGTACAAAACCAACTTACAATCCGTACCACCAAATAGGTACCATAAGTTATTAGGTCTTAATTCTTACTTTTTTAATTACAAAGAAACAGGTGCTTCAGGATTCGGAATGATGGCTGAAGACTTACACGACCTAGGTTATAGAGAATTAGTAATATATGATAGTTTAGGGCGACCGGATAATATAGACTACAAATTACTTTCCGTTGCTTTACTAGGTGTGATAAAAAATTTAAATATAAACGGTGGGTCTATATCCTCCGAGTCCACCACTAAAGAACCTGATTCAGTGGTAAAAGTTATTAATGAGGATTATGTGACTAATGGAGAATATTTAATTGTTACTAATAAAGCATGTAAGTTAACATTAAATTCTAAAAAAGATACAAAAGTAAAAATAAAATCATTATCTGAAGTAGAGATAGTACCGGACATGGGTAAAATAGATAATAGATGGGATTCTATAACTTTAGATGGTGATAGTTGTGTGGAGTTGGTTTTTGTTTCCGAATTATCCTACTGGGTGATTACTTCTTCAGATGGACTCAAGGATTCCTAATTCTTCCATAAAGTAATTTTCACTTACTTTGGTTTTTTCCCAATACTCCTTTTCTTCATTCGATAATGTTAAGATATCCTCTAACGCGTCTTGGTCGGCTTCTTTTCTAGGTATACCATTAATTAATTCACATTGTGTTTTAGTATAATACTCTCTATCCTCAGGTTTTTTCTTTAATAAGGAGTCTCTGACTTCTGGTTTAAAACAAACCAATAACGGCTCAACTCTTTTATTGAATGTGTTTATATATCTAGGAACGTTATATTCACCCTTCATCCCATTCTCTAAATCATTTTCAGAAATTAAATACGAGTTTAAAACAATTTCTTCGGTCCCATCTTTTTTCTTTTTTCTTTGCACGTCCCCATGTGACATAGCAGTACCATTATTAACATAATAAATTGTATCACCTAAAGATACTTGTACATTATTAGCAATAACTAATTCCATATGTGCTTGTCTAGCCATTAAATTACCTGCTTTAGTTCTTTGGGTACATCTTTTTTTATAAGATTCTATCGTTTGTTTTACTCTAGATTTATTGGCTATTTTTGCAAGTAGTATATCTCTGTCGTATATTTTTTGTAAATACTCGTAATAGTACTCCACAAAATCACCACCTTTACCTTCTAATAACATCCTTAACCCCTTATCAATAAAAGTTTCTAAATAACCTTGTATTTTTTTAGATTTGATTGAGTTTCCTGTTAATTTAACTTTTCCATTAGCCATTAATAAAGCATAATTTTTTCTAGCTACATTAATACAGGAAGGCCATTGTCCATCAGTGTCTAACCCCATCTCTCCTCTCATGAATAAGTCATTATATTCTGCTACATCGGCTTCACTACCTTTATATTCTTTACCCTCTTTAACCAATTCATTATTACCTAAACCAGTATAGCTCCTATCCTCCACATCTAAAGGACAAGAAAAATTTACCCCATCCGTATCCATAACTAATGGGTCATAACCTTTAGCCATAAAAAACCTAACCATTTGTCTTAGATATTGTCTAGCAGTACAAGTTACTTTTTCACCCATATTCATATCACCCCAAGGAAAAACCTGTGGAGCAGACAAAGAACCAAACATAGAGTTTATAAAAATCTTAATAGGTAGTTGTTTTCTACCGTAAGACTCAGATTTCTTTTTGTCTTTAGAGTAGTATTCAGAAGCCAAATTTTTATACATAATTCTGGTATCTCTAAAATATTTTAACATACCTTTCATAGCATCTGTAATATCACACTCTGGAAAAACATTATGTACTAACTGTATGGATGGATAGAGTGAACTAAAATCCAACTTCAATACGTTGGTTGAGTATCCTGTTTTTACAAGTCTGGATAATCCTCCGACAAAAGGTCTTTTAGAATCTTTTGCTGGAACAGCTAAACCTTTGTGGTAGGACCAAGCTAACATTAACATTTTCCATAAAGTAGCGGTACCCATAGTAGATACTCTTTCATATGATGTTGGTACCATACTAGCGAGAAGAAACGAAGCTTGATTGAATTGTCCGTCTACTTCCATGGTTTCCCATAAATCATCCATTAGGTATTGTTCTACTATTTCTGCCCCACCAACCCTTTTATAGACTTTTGGAAATTTTTTATCTATGTTAAACAACCCTTCACCACCAACAGGTTTATATTTTCCATTTTCAACATTTAAGTAAAACTCTTTATTTTCTCTGTAAGTGGAAGCGATTTTATCCCCATCAACATAAACTCGATTAGGTTTTTCAGAATTAGAAAATTGTGTTATATATTTTAACCCCCAACTCTTTATCTCAGAATTTATAGTTTGTGCACGTCTGACAGCATGAGCGATATCTAATGAATTATACCCCCATATTTTTATTTGTTTATAATCCTCAATTTCCGCCCCTAACTTTAAAACACCATCATTAATCTTATAACCTTCATTTGGGTTTAAGGTTTTAAATCTGGTTGTGTCCATCTGTAATATTTCCGCTCTTTTGAATAACCAGTTCCAGTCGAAGTTGGATGAGTTGTACCCACCTATAATTGTTGGCTTTAATTTCTCTATAGTATTAAAGAATTCGTATATTGCTTCTGATTCTTCCGTCTCACTTTCACCAATCTCTATGACTTTTTCGAACCCTCTATTATCCTTCATACCCACCATAAAAATCCTACCATCTTCGGGGTTTAAGGATGTGGTCTCCAAATCAAAAACAAATCTATGTATGTCATCGTATTCTTCAAAACCTTTAAATAACCTCTTTTCTTTTTGTACTAAATACTGTTCTATTGGGGGTAGAATCATAATAGCGTCTCTATTGTCACTATCCCACGGATTCAATCCACCCTGTCTAAAAAAACTTACTAAATCTCTATATGTTTTTGTGGTTTTTATTAGATAGGTTAATCCGGTAGATAATCTATCATCATTACCACTATGTAATTTTTCTATTAAAATACCGTGTTTAGATATGGCTTGTTTTTGAGCGTGCTTACTCCCGTTATAAAAATTTTTCTTACTTAAATCACCAACCCAGCAAAAAGGAATAAAAGTATCAGTCTCAATAACTTTACCCCTATCAGGGTACTCTTTTATTTTATATATTTTACTACTTCTCCACCCATATTCCAAGGCTACAATATATTTTTCTGGGTCATTACCAAGTAAAAACGCTTCTATCTCCTCTGGAGTAGCTTTTTCTGTCATATGTTCTTTGTTTAATTCTTGCATGTGATTACATACAAAGATAGGTAAAGAAAGTCTAGTAATCAAATATTAATTACAAGGAGATTTAACAAAGGATTCTGAAATATTAATAAATAAATCTTCTCTAATAGGAGCTATTAGTTCGGTATTGTCATCATGAAAATATACAATAAATTGACCTTCAAATCTACCCGTTTTTTTAACATCACGTTTCCTCCACTTATAATATATGTAATATTCTATATCTGAATTTAAGGATGTGGGGGTTTTACTTACAATACCCGCTGTTTGATTTACTACTTTAGGTATTCCGGTTACAGTGTCTTTCATAGAAAAATAAATACTAGAGTTTGCTAGTTTTTTGTGGAAATCTCTGAAGTCATTTCTTCCATCTTGTACCAACTGCATTTTAAGTATTGGTTCTATTGAGTCTTTTCTAATAAAAAATTCCATTATTTTGTTTTTATATAAATATCATCTATATGTGTTATTCCTTTAGGTATTTTTTATGGACACGCAGCCCAACAAGCTCCTGTTTCAGGGTTTGGTACTAATCCACCCCAAAGACCACCAAAAGTATTTTCTTGCCATCCATTTGGAATTTCATTACAGCATCTAGGACAATCATTTTGATTTATCTCGTTTGCCTGCACACCATAGGTGTATGAAGAAAGGTTTTGCCATACACCTCCCGTATTTAACGTTGGGTTAACATAATCTATAACGCACGGTCCTCCAGTTACTGCTACCATCCAAGTTCTATCATAACCATTCCATGCAGATACATTACCACCCAAGAAGGAAAGTGGGAATGGGTTACCTTTAAAGGTATCACCAACCGACGCATTAAAGTCAACACATTGGTAGGTCCCTAAACCAAGAAGGGGAGAAGCCTCTCCGTTTCCGTCAATATCATCACACGTCACTAAAACTACTAATGTACCACCAGTAGTAGCCTGAGTAGTACCTGTAGATTCTGGAATAAATGTCCCTTCTCCATCACTGGGTAGGTCACAATCTATACACCCATTATTACAGTTTTTACACTCTTCACAGTCAATTAAATTATATCGTTCTCTGTTGATTGTAAAATTATGATAAATTTCGTCAGGTGTTAAAGGTTCTACATAGTACATCATTTGTGAAATACCCCCAACAAAAGTACCCCCAAAATTATCTCTTATTAAAGTTTGTTCTGCATTAGGATTAAATTGTACCCAACTTTGGTTACAATCTACACTAGGTATAAGAGCGGATGAAAGTCCTAGTGCCCCACCACCCCAAGACATATTGTAACTAACCCCAACCTGTGTTTGTTTATTGGTGTTTAATTGTCTAGGTATTATTTCTTCGAAGTTTTTAACTTCGTGAACTATTCTACCATTAACATAAAATGTTAATGTCCCTAATCTGTACACCCTATCATCGAACCATTTTTTCATTTGTGGCCCATCACATCTAAAATCAAAATAAGCATCACCTATAAATGGTGGGTATTCATCACAACATGGTTTAGTTTGTGAAGGTGAAGTTTGTGGATTACACCCGAAAGGTCCCGCTGTCCCACCTTCATGTCGTCCATATCTTTGGAATTTATCGGTTCTTACTTTTACAAGGTCGTTTATCCCTCCGTAGTTGAATATGTCACAGTCCTCCAACTCTAAGTTCCTTCTAAACACAACATCTATTTGTACCCACGTGTCTTGACAATTACCACTCTTAGTTATAAAAGCACAAATAGGGTCAGAATAACTTTCTTCTATTTCATAATCACAGAAAAAAGTTTTACCAGTATCACAATCATTTACCATATCTAATTGTGTACCTCCGGTAGTTATACACTCCCCTGTATACCTTAAAGTTCTATAACCTATTCTCATATCATCGGTTAACCTAAAACCTAAAGCATTATTGTATACGTCATACTGAGCATTTTCTGATTGGTTTTGATATAATAATTTAACTGTTTCTTCTTCGGTATTACAGCATCCGGTAATACCTGAAATACTGGTACAAGCTGATAAATTTTCGTAATAAGTGTCTATGTTACTCCCACTAAACCCCCATTTATCTTCTGCTCGTACACCTTTATAAAAGAAGAATCCACCATTATTAGATGGTAGGGAGGGTGGACTATAATTTAAAAGGGCTTGTGGTATATTGGCTCCTGATGGTGTTTCTGTGGGTGGCCTACATATAGTCGCCGCACTAAAGGTGACGGACACCGCCACGCCACTTAAAAAATTAATAAACCTATTATAACCACTACTATTGTAACAATTACCATACACACCTTGTGACCCATCATATGGTGGTGTATCATCCGGTCCGTATATAGTACTTCCCACAGTATTAATTTTTAAATAAGTCTCAAAAGACCAACCTCTATTTGGTCTGGTTGGTAATACTTCATATGGGTACCCATATAATTTATAAAATCCTTGGTAAAACCCACCTCTAAGTTCTTCATAATACCCTGACGAGTCAGTTGCACTTACAATAGATGTGTCGATAGTAGTATTTGGTGCTCCCCCGTTTGTTAAAGGACGAACTTGTCTTAGTTTTAATTCTTTAGAAATTAAATTCGTTGAGAATCTTTGTGCGGTATTTATATAATTCTTTCTTAAATAATAACAATATGGTGCAAATGGTGTCGGGGGTGGTAAACTACCATTATCCATCCCTGTCCAACTAGCATCACATACAGTAAAATTAAAAGAACTGCCACTATAGGGACACTCACATTGATATTTTGCTTTTGGCCAATAATTCTTACTTACAACTACTAGGGTATTTGCCAGACTTGCACCAGTCTGTGATGTACAATTTTCTAGTGGTTGTTCAGAACAAGCTAAATCATTTAAGTCAATCCATACCGGTAAACTATCACCTGAAGTTGCATTTATTATGGCATTAGAATAAACCACTTGTTGGTTAAAGTCTCTTTCATCAGACGCTAAAAATATATCATAGTAAGAACTATAATTTAATTTAGTATCCAATCGATTAAAATAATAATTATTTAAATTCTGGGTTCCCATATAATAATAAATACTATTTGATTGGTTTAGATATTTATAAATAAAAGGATTATGAAAAGAATAGAAGCAATAGCACAAGTTACGGACCAACTTATTAAGTTAAGGGACACATTAAATGAAGGTTTAGAGGTGTCACCCTTAAGTTTTATGACCTTATCTGAAGTGTTTAAGTTTGATATCGAACCAAAATCAGATAGATTTACTGCTGTTTGTTTGGATGAGGCTTCTAAGACAAATGATAAAGAAAAACATTTAGCTATTATAAATGATATTTTAGGTGAATTAAATACCGAAGATGATGATGAAGAAGAGGGTACTGGTGAAGTTACTGAATTGTTGGATTTTGACGGTTCTATACAAAGTAGTAAACTACCACCTGGTGTAGAAAATGTAAAATCTTTAAGTTCTAGAAAAACTACAGACGATGTAGTGAAGGGAACACGACAAGGGGTTTCATGGAATGGTATGAGGGGCCGTGGATTTGCAAGGTATTATGGTGAATCGGTTGAGGAAATTAAAGAGGTTGATAAGTCCAGTATTTTAGGAATGGATGAGACTGACCAATTAAATTTTGATGATGCTGTAGAGTATTACGAAAATGAATTAGAGGTACCTAAAGATGAGGCTATAGAAAGAGTAGAAAAAGAACGGGGACCAGAAAAGTTAGAAAAGGATAAGGTTGATGGTTCTTTTACTAGACATAGATTAACTGAAAAAGAAAAATTACAAAAAATTGCCGAAGATAAGGTTAAGAACATGATTGAAGTTATTTTGGCGGGAAATACCGAAAGTGGTGAACTAACCGAAAAAGAAACATCGATACTAAATAGAAAAATAAGTAATTTAGTAAAATTTGCTAAAGCTCAAGGTGTTGGTGATTTGAGTGAATTAACTGATATGATAAAGTCTGATTGGGATGAATAGAGATTTAAAGGACGATATATACACACTACCTAAAGATTTGGTGGAGTTGCTGCAAACCTCAGTATCTAATTTAGAACCAAGTGATAAGGGATATAGTCGTTGTAATACATTAGTTAATGATGGTTCTCTATCACATACCCAAGCTAAAAAGTTAAAACATGAGTTGGAAAACGAACTAGAAGGTAATGAGTACGAGGTTGTGGGTGGTGACGACATGTTAGATTTTATAAACAATACACTGGAGGGTAGAAGAGATGGTACATATAGGTCTAAAAAAATCCGACAGAATGCAGGGGAAGAAAATGTTTTTAAAAAAACACACACAAAAGATAGAAGTAAGAACCCTACTAAAGTAAGAATGGTAAAAATTGCTACTAAAGTAGACGATATTAATAATAACAGAGCTATTTATGAAGAGATAGATAGAATAAAACAACTTTTAAAATAAAATATTATGGCAGAAAGTAACAACAAACCCGGTGAACAATTAACCAAACTAAGTGAACAATATAGAAATCAAAACTTAGTTAAAAACGTATATCCAGTTTCCGATAGTGATGGATACAGTCCTAACCACCCAAACGCATTAGCTAATGGTGATGATAAAGGAAGAGGAAATGCTATTCATTTAGATGTTTATGGTACTGATATAGGTACTCGTACTGATATTCATGGTAATGGTGAAGCTAACACAGGAAGAGTAAACAACCTTAAAACTAACACATATAGTAGAGATAACGAATATAGTGCTGGAAATTTAGATTCTGGACCTGGATTTGAAGCTACTACTAACAGTCCTGCGGCATAAATGGAATTATTTGAGTCCCTAATACAGTTAGTTACTGAACAGGTATCTAATAGTGTCATTAAAGACGCTATCACTAATAAGCACACTTGTGAATTAAGGTACTTAGATGATGAAAAATTACCCGATGGTGGTAGTGCTAGAGTCATCCAACCAGTGGCATACGGTTATTCCAAAAAAAATAACCCAGTAATTAGAGCTTACCAAACTTCAGGGCCCTCTTTAAAAGTTAATGAAAAAGGTGTACCTTTACCAGACTGGAGATTATTTAGGGTAGATAGGATGAAAAGTATTAAACCAATGAAAGGTGATGGTACTTTATTCTTGACTTTTGAAGAACCACCCCTATATAATCCTATGAATGATAATTCAATGAACCGTATGGTTTATAACTCAAAATTTTAAAAATGGCAGATATCAGTACATTACAACAATCTTTAATAAACGCTAAAAAAGTTATGTCTAAAGTAGACACTGGTAGTTTTAGTAAAGGAAACGTAAGCCTCCCTAGTGAGTCTACATTAACAAATGTTAATGTCCCAATGACGGAAGGCATCCCTCAAAATATGCCAGCCCAAATACCCACACCTACTACTAGTAGTACCCCTAACCTAAGTCCTAAAGCGAATATGAGTGAAGAAAGAATTAAAAAATCTAACTTACCAGACGCTATTAAACAAGCAATGATTGATAATCCCATACCAGATATCCCATTTAATAATGGTACTTCACTTCCAGCAGATTTTTTAACAGAAGTTAAAGATAAGATGGATAAACAGGGTATACCAACATCACCAATTCAAGAAAATAATCAAATTTCTACACCACCACCAATTGGGCGTAGTAGCACCAAAAAAATAACTTCTAAAAATCTTAAATCTATAATTAAAGAATCTGTGAAAGAGTTACTAGATGAGACTATAGGGTTAAAAACTGATAGTGATGAAAATTTTCAGTTCCGTGTGGGTGATAGAATATTCTACGGTAAAATAACTTCAAGTAAAGTTATAAAATAGACCCCCAAACCCCTTTGACATATTGATATTTTTACTTTATTATTAAAACATGAAAAGTAAAAAATTTAAAATTCTCGTATTACCTAGTGATAGAACTGGGGTTTCAAAATTTAGGTCTGTAGACCCACACACCTATCTACAAAAGATGTACCCAGATGAGTTCTGGGTTGATATAAAGTATGACCCACCTTATACCGACGATAACTGGTGGAAGCAGTATGATTTAATCCACTACCACAGAAGTATTGGTCCAGATTATGACGCTTCTAAAGCAGTCGCCAAAAAACTCAAAAAATGGGGCATACCACAAGTTATGGATTTAGATGACTATTGGTTGCCTACCCCGGACCATCCAGCTCATATGATGATTAAAAACGCAAAGGTTGACCAAAAAATCAAAGATATGTTAATGGTTAGTCAGTATGTAACTACCACGACAACTGAATTTGCCTCGGAAATAGCAAAACTAAATAAAAACGTTTTTATATATCCTAACGCTATAAATCACGAAGAAAAACAATATATACCAAAACCAGTACCCTCACCTCGTTTACGTGTAGGTTGGTTAGGTGGTTCTTCACACATTAAAGATTTAGAAATTCTTAATGGTGTATTCGGTAGGTTACATAGGGAACGTAAAGGCCAATTCCAAACAGTCTTGTGTGGTTATGACTTAAGAGGTAGTATGACTATGATTGATGAAAAGACTGGTAAACAAACTCAACGTCCTATTACACCTAAAGAATCAGTATGGTATAAATACGAACAAATAATGACTGATAACTACGGTATTATTGCGGATGAGGAGTATAAGGCAGAACTGTTATCATTTAAGAAAAAAGGAATCACTGGTGACGAGAACTCTGATTATAGAAGAGTTTGGACCAAGCCTATTACGACTTACGCTTCTAACTATAACCATTTTGATATTTCTTTAGCCCCTATTAAGGAACACATTTTTAATAAGGTTAAATCACAATTAAAAGTTATAGAAGCTGGTTTTCACAAAAAAGCTTTAATAGTTCAGGATTATGGTCCATATACGATAGACTGTATAAATGCAATTAATAAGGGAGGTTCACTAAATAATGCTGGTAATGCTTTGATGGTACCTAAAAGTAAGAACCATAAAATGTGGTATCAACACATTAAAAGATTATTAGATAATCCAAACATGGTACAAGACTTAGGGGAAAAATTACACGAAACGGTATTCCCACAATATACCCTAGAAACCGTTACTAGAAAAAGAGCAGAATGGTATAGGGAAATAATTAGAAAATCTTAAATATATTAAAATGGAAAAAGTAGAAATTAACATTATGGAAAATGGGCCGATTTTGGTCAAAGGAGAAACCACAGTAACAAAAGGTGGTGAAGAAGTAAAAGTAAGTGAAAATTACGCGTTGTGTAGATGTGGTCAATCCAAGAATCAACCAATGTGTGATGGAACACATAAATCATGTAATTTTAAAGGATAAAAATATGTACTATCAAGCAATCGTCGCATTCGAAACCGGAGTTATGGATAACGAAGGTAATGCAAAAGTTAAAAAATTTAAATATGTTGTAGAAGCAGAATCTCTTTTTGAGGTTAATAAAAGGTTGGCATCATACTTGTCTGAAGACACTAGAGATTCAGAAATAGTGTCAATTGCCAAAGCTCCTTTCGAAGACTTTTTACATCCAGAATTAACACCAAAATACTATGGACAGTAAGAGTAGTGCTTTTAAACGAATTAAGGAAATCACAAAATCCCAAGAGGAACCTAATTCTTCAGAAGAACATTCTTTAATTTATGACCAACTAGGGTTAGATAGGAATTTATTAGAGGAATTAGAGAAACAAAGTTATGAAGCCGCAAGAGAGGATGTAAAAGTGGTGGTAAGGTACCAAAATAACTCTAATAACCCACCATTAAGTTATAAGTATATAGATGATAGTGGGATTGATTTAAGGGCTAACCTAGACTCTACATTAGATTTACCACCTATGGGTAGGGTGTTAGTACCCACTGGAATACATTTTGAGTTACCGGAAAGTTATGAAATTCAGGTAAGACCTAGAAGTGGTTTAGCTGCTAAAAACGGTATTACTGTACTAAACACCCCAGGAACTGTAGATAGGGGGTATAGTGGAGAAATAAAAGTAATATTAATAAATCTAGGGGAGGAAACATTTACTATAACTCATGGGGATAGAATAGCTCAGGCTGTCATTTCTCCCGTAATTTCTGGTAGGTGGTCTAAACTAATTCGTGTAGATTCTCTTACACAAACTCAAAGAAGTACTGGTGGGTTTGGTTCTACTGGTGTAAAATAATAAATCATATGTCATTAACAGTAATATTCAGTACAAAAAAAATAGATTCTAATTTTGTAGAAATTATAAAAGCCACATCTGGAGTACATAACATAGAAGTAATTCCTTATGAAAATCCAGGAAAGTACTCACTTACAGAACTCTACAATAAAGGTTTATCTGAGAGTAGTAACGACTTGGTCATATTTTGTCATGATGATATTAAATTTGACACTAAGAACTGGGGAAGAAAGGTATTAAACCATTTTAAAAAGAATAAGGACTTAGGTATTTTAGGTGTTGCTGGTAGTAGATATATGCCTAGTAGTGGAAAATGGTGGGAAGATTTTTCTAAAATGCATGGTGCTGTTTATCATGAACATGAAGGAAGGAGATGGTTATCCCGTTATTCTAAAGATATAGGGAATTATTTGGATGATGTTGTATTAGTGGATGGTTTATTTTTTGGTGTAAATAAAAACAATCTTAAACTACAATTTAACGAGGACGTGTCTGGTTTTCATTTCTATGATGTAGATTTTTCATTTTCAAATTACCTAGAGGGTGTTAAGGTTAGTGTCTGTAGTAATATAAAAATAACTCACTTATCTATAGGTATGACCAATAATGAGTGGGAAAAAAATAGAGAAATATTTGCTCAAAAATATAAAGAACATCTACCTGTAAAAATAAATAGAGAATTAAGAAAAAAAGAAAGTTTGGATATCCTCATAGGTTGTTTAAATTTTAATGATTATACAGGTTCAGAATTACATATATATGAATTAGCTAAGGGTTTAAAAAAAGCTGGTCATAATGTGAGTATCTGTTCTAATGTTAGTGGTGTTATGCAAAACAGAGCTAAGGGACTAGGTATCCCAACTTACCAGTTAAATGAACCTCCCGGATTTAGAGTGGGTGATGGGAAATCTCAAGTGATGACACCTCAAGGACCTAAAGTAGCTAAAGAAGGTCAGTTATACCAAGTAAAAGATGTTAAATTTGATATAATCCATTTACACCATAAACCTGTAACAGAACATTTATTAAGAATGTATCCTCAGAGCCCCGTAATTACAACAATCCATTCGGAAGTAATAGAGTTAGAACACCCAGTGATGGATGATAGAATTTCTAAATATATTTGTATTAGACCAGAAATAAAAGATTATATAACCGACGTATTTGAAGTGGAGGAGTCCAAGACCTCAATCATCTATAATCCTTTTGACACACAAAGATTTAAACCACACCCTAAACCAAATAATAAAAAGAAAAGAGTACTATTCGTAGGGACAATAGATTATATCCGACAAGAAACTATACTTCACTTAATAGAGTCTACTAAAAAAGAAGGAAAAGAATTGTGGATTTTAGGTAAAAAGAAATCTGATTATTTAGATGACCTTAACGAATCTCACGTAACTTATATAGAACCTACTTGGGATGTAGAAAAATACATAAAACAGTGTGATGAAACAGCAGGGATATTGTTGGGTAGAACCACTATAGAAGGTTGGTTATGTGATAGACCAGGGTGGATATATGATGTTGATAGTAGTGGAAATATTTCTTCTTTTGAATTGCATCAGGTACCTAAAGATGTAAATAAATTTAAGTCTGATAAAGTAATAGAGGAGACAATAAAAGAATACATAAAAATTATATAATGAAGTTACTAATCAAATTCCCAACAAGAGTAAGAGCTCGTAAGTTTTTAAAAGTTTTAAATACCTACGTTAGGTTATTAGATGATAAAACAACACCTATAATTGTTTCGTGTGATGATGATGACATGTCCATGAAAGAAGAATTTGTTACTCAAGTAATTAGTCAATACGATAATGTGGAAGTCCAGTTTAACGACAATAAAAGTAAAATTGGAGCTATCAACCACAACATGAATAACTTAGAGTTTGACATTGTTTTATTAGCTTCTGATGATATGATTCCTCGTATTAAGGGGTTTGACACAATTATAAAAGAAAAAATGTCCTCACACTACCCAGATACTGATGGGGTTTTATGGTTTAATGATGGGTATAAGGGTGAGACACTAAATACTTTATGTATTTTAGGAAAAAAATATTATGATAGGTTTGGTTACATTTACAATCCGGAATATACTTCTGTGTGGTGTGACAATGAATTTATGGATGTTTCTAAGTCATTGAATAAGGTCACTTATTTTGATGTGGTAATTATTAGACACGAACATCCAGATTTTGGTTTTGGTGCCAATGACTCAATTCATATGAATAACATTAAAAATGAAAGTACCGACAGACTTACCTACGAAAGAAGAAAGAAAATTAACTTTGGTTTATGATAAATTTATGTACCGTATCAGATAATAGTTATTTACTTAAAGGTCTAACCCTTTATGAGTCACTTAAAAAACATAATGATAATTTTAAATTGCATTATTTATGTATTGATAGTGAATCTTATGAGGTACTAAAGTCTTTAGAGTGTGAATCTCTTAAAGTTTATAATGTAGATTCTTTAGTTCAGGAAGACCCTTTGTTATTAAATCTTAAAAATTCCGAATATAAATATTTTTGTTGGTCTTTGGCTTCTTATTTTTCTAATTATCTCTTACTAAAAGGTAATTCTATAACTTATATAGATAGTGATATATATTTTCACGATAATATAGAAGTGATACTTAAGGAGATAGGGGGTCGTGACGTAGGTATATTCAGACATAGACAATTTCCACTTTCAACCTACAGACCTGAAGGTTTGTATAATGTAGGTGTGGTCCATTTTAAGAATACTCAACTAGGGATTAGTGTTTCTAACTGGTGGACCGATGCTGTCCTTAACAAAAAGTACCCACAGTTAGCGACTTGTGGTGACCAAAAATACTTAGATAATTTCCCTAATCTATGCCCTAAAGATTCTATTTATTTAGATGAAAATATAGGTCATGGTGCTCCGTGGTTATGGCAACTCTATGAATTTATTTCCCCAACTAAAATTATATGGGAAAATCAAGAACAAAATTTAGTTTTTACTCATTTTTCCCAATTTCAATTTAATGGTGATAGTTATGTACCCTCACTAATGCATCACATATATACCCCTTTAGACGAATATAAAAATAATATAAATCTTAAGGTAATTTATGACGAGTACTTTACAAATCTTAAACTTACCCAATCTTTATATAAATTATAAAAATGTTCGCTTACGACGCAGAAAATAAATATTTTAATGACCACCTTGACAAAACACATAAAGTTTTAGAATGGGGTAGTGGTCTCTCTACACCTCAAATAGCTGACCAAGTAGCTTTTTTAGTGTCTATAGAACATAATGCTGAATGGTATGAAAAAATAAGAAAGAATATGGAGGTATCTAAAAAATCATATGATAATTGTAAATTATTATTCCGACCACCTAGCGTGGATGGTGTTGGGGAAAAATATGATGAGGAGAATAAATATATAGATTTTAAAGAATATGTAGATACTCCTATTGAATATGGCCCTTTTGATATAATTTTAATAGATGGTCGTGCAAGAGTTGCATGTGCTTCTAAATGTCATTTATTAGGGCATAAAAATACTATAGTTTTTATTCACGATTTTACTACACCTGATAACCCTTACTATAACCCAGCTAGAGATTATTATGGTAAAAGTTTAGAATATCTAGAATATATCGAGAATACTATGACTATGGCAAAATTTAAAATAAAAAACTTATGAAAATAGCTTTTGGAATGATTGTTTTTGAAGGTGATTATGTCCTCCGACAGTGTTTGGAGCAGGTATATCCTTTCGCGTCTCAAATATTAATCGCTGAAGGTCCTGTATCTTATTGGCAAAGACAGGGGAGAACCACATCCTTAGACGAAACTAATAAAATTTTAGATGAGTTTCCGGACCCAGAAAATAAAATTAAAATAGTGCACGGCCAATTTAATGAAAAAGATGACCAATGTAGAGCATATATGCAACACATAAATGATGATATAGATTATATTTGGAATTTAGATTCTGATGAAATTTATAGTACTACTGATTTAGAAAAAATTATATCTTTTTTAGAATCTGAAAAACCTACTAGTGTTGGTGTACGTAGTTGTTCTTTTTATGGTGGTTTTGATGACTACCTAACTGGTTTTGAATTAAATAGAGATAATTTTTTACGTATTTTTAGGTATACCAAAGGTTCTACTTGGTTGACTCATAGACCACCTACCATCCAATACCCTATAGATTCTAATATAACTAAAAAACATATAGATAGTGACACTTTATTTAATTCGTTGGGTGTACAAATGTATCATTACTCCTACACTTTTCCAGACCAGGTTTATAAAAAAGTAAATTATTACAAAGACAGTGTAAGTAGACAAAATTGTATTGATAATTATTTTACTAGAGTCTACCTTCCTTGGGTTGGTGGTAAAAAGGATATTGTGGAAAAAGAGTTTATTGGTGTTCACGAATTTAAACCACATATGAGGGGTGAATGTTATACTGAAAAATTTACGGGTTCACACCCAGAATCGATACAAAGAGATATGGGACAATTAAAAACCAAATTTCAAAAACAACTTAATAACTATCGTTGATTAATAGGTTTTTTATTCATATATTTTCAATATGAAAATTAATATAGTAAAGCCTTTTTTACCTTCCTTATCTGAAATAGAATCTGAATTCACTGAGTGTTTGAGTAGTGGTATGGTTACTAATAACTCACAGTACGTGAGGCAATTAGAAACAGACCTAGGCAAGTTTTATAAATCTAAACTTAAACCATTAACATTTTCTAATGGGGAGATGGCTTTATTTAGTTTAATTCAAGCTTATAAATTAAAGTTGGGTTACGGTCCTTTAGATTCTTTCGATGTTTTAGTGCCTTCTTTTACTTTTGCAGGGACCATTAATGCAATACTAATGAATAATTTAAGACCTATATTTTGTGATGTAGACGGAGGATTTATTTTAGACATTAAAAAATTAAAGTTAAATTACTCTTCTTTAGTGGATGGATTAGACCCTTACGTACCTAATATAAAAATGATGGTTTGTGTAGGGGCTTACGGTAACTTACCCAACATAGAATTAATTCGTGAATTTAGTGATGAAAATAATATAGAAGTAATTTTTGATAATGCACCTGCTTTTGGTTCTACCTACAAAAATAAATTTACTTGTAATCATGGGTTTAGTGAAATATATAGTTTTCACGCTTCTAAAATATTTTCTACGATGGAAGGTGGAGGTGCGATAACTAACGACCCAGAAATTCATAATACCTTAATAAAATTAAGAGATTTTGGTCAATATGAAAAAGTTAGAGGTAATGTTGATGTCCCTGGATTAAATTCTAAAATGCAGGAAATCTCGGCCTTGGTTGGGATTAAGAATTTAGAAAAGGTAGATTTTATTTTAAAAAATAGAAAAAATAATATAAAACGTTATAGGAAGTTTTTTGGTTCCAAAGAAAATTCTAAATTTTTCAATGTTATGGATGTTTCATCGGACGTAAATTGTACTTACCTATATTATCCTATAGTACTCAAGGAGGAGGCTACACCATTTGTTAATTATATGCAAGAAAATAATATTATGGTTAGACGATATTATACAGCCGTACACGAATTAGATTTATATAAAAACAAGTACATGTCGTTAGATTTAACCAATACTAACGAAATAAAAGATAAAGTAGTCTCCATACCTATCCATACTATTATGAAAGATGAAGAAATGGATTATCTATTTGAGACTGTAAATAATTTTTTTAAAAATGAAAAAAGTATTAGTTAG